CCCATGGTCAGTGGGGATCTGGTGGAGGTTATGGTTACTACTCACAAAATAGTTTTGCACATAACAACTGTAATGGTGGAGCAGGCTGCGTTATCGTTTACAATTACACATAAAGATTATGAGTTTCGCATTAATTAACAAAAATAATAACAACGTTTGTCAGTTTGTTGCAACTGATGATGAATGTTTTGAAGTGCACGAAGATTACTTCTGGACAGATATTCCTGATGAAACTATAGATGGAATGCAACCAGCTGATTTTTCATACGAACCATCAAACGGAAGTGTGATACCAGTAGAGTATACTCCACCAGATTATCATATGCTAAGACAAATAGAATATGAAGAACTGACTATAGAACAACAATTAAATTTGTTGTGGAAAGATATGGATGCAGGATTAGTGCCTGGTAAAGATGGTAACTGGTATAAAACAATTAAGGCAATCAAAGACGCACATACCGAGTAAATTATGTCACAGTTAAATGCTGCTACTACACAAGTAAATACTGTTACCTCTAGTGGTAGTACAGTTGCTATACCAAAGAACATTGATGTTACTGGTAACATAAATTTTACTGGTGATTTATTACAGAACGGTGTTTTATTTGAGACACTACCATCACAAAGTCCTAAGACTGCGGGTGGTATTTTGATGTCTGATGGTAAAAATGCTTTCTGGGGAACAGCAGCAGCATCAGAATCTACTCAGGCAGCATTTCAAGGAAGTTATGGTACTAATAACTTCGGTCCTTACAACACAGATACTGGATCTGCTAACGCACAGAACCCATCTATCAGTTCTGGAAACTATAATCCTTATAGTGGAGAAGGACAATGGTACAACTATACTGGAGGAACATATAATATAACAGTTGGTTCTTCTTTCTTATACAGAAGTATTTTTACACATGGATATTTGGTTGGTGGTTATAGAGGATCAAATCCATGGAGAACAGTTAATCAGATATATCAAGCAACAGACGTAACCATTTGTCGTGGTGACCAGTTAGACAGAGCAGCATCATATGTTGATGGAAACTTTGGTGACTTTAACGGATATGTTTACGGTACACAGAACTCATACGGTGGTTCTGGACAAGCGGTAAGTAGTATTAACCTACACACTGGAACTAATAGATCTTTTGGTCCTAATGGAACATACGGACATGGCGATGCATATAACTCTACTCCAGACAGTATTGGTGCATCAATAGACAGTTGGGACAGTACAGACGATCCTGGCTGTGCCTCAGGTCAACAAACACAAAGAGGTTACACTGCTGGTGGAGGTCCTGGTTCTATCCAGAGACTAAACTTTGTTACTGAAATGTCTACAAGACTAGGTAACGGTTTTGGTAATGGTGGTGCTACTGGATCAGAAGGTGAAACTAGATGTCATCTATTTGGTGATACTGGTAACGCAAGATATGTACAGTTTAGTAATGAGTCTGTTTCATCTTACAGTTTATCTGGATGGGGTGGAGATGGTTGGAAGAAAGACTTATCAACCAAGTGGGGTTTCTGCTATCATGGTAACGGTAATAATGTTACACTACCATGGCTCAAATTTAACGATGTCACATCCTCATCAATAGGTAGTGCATTCAACCAAGTAGACATATCTTCTGGTGAAGAAAATATGTGTATGGGTCAAGACTGGGGTTACTGTATGGGTAACTACGCAGGAGGTGGTGGAGGCTACCAGAACAATAGAACATGGAAGAGATTCCACGCTACAGATGGAGACATTGTTTTAGGATTCAAAGCAGAACCTAAAGGTCATCAGGGACAATCCTCTGGTGCATGTTTCACTGGAGCATTTGCAGTAACAGGATTGAGGTATCAGTAATGTCAACAGGAAATGTAAGTATTAAAACTGGAAGCGATGCGTTGATGTATTTTAATCAACCAGATTTCGCAAGTTACCAAGCATTCATGATTCTAAAGAAAGAGCATGAAGACTTGAGAAAAGAATTTGATGCATTGAAGAAACAGGTAAATGGAGAATAAATTTATATCAAACAGAGACTTCCTAAAGGAGAAGGAAGATACTGCGTGGAAAAAAAGAATCCCTGCTGATCTTATACAAGATGAGGAATTCTTACGTCCAAAATATGTACCTCAACATCCTCTAGAATTAGAGACTAAGAAGTTTATTAAAGACAAAGAAAGAATTAAAGAAGGTTATATCTATATGCTTATCCATGAGGATACATTGAGGATGGCAGATATAAAACCACACTCTACAACATATTCAGTTGTATTTAATTTTCATAATGTAACAACTGTCAAGATGAACAAACTTGTCTTTGAGACAGTTAAATCTTGCTTCAAGAGATATATTGAATTAGATGAGAAAGAATTTATAAACGCACCACGATTCCAAGGAGAGGTGAGATCTCACTATAAAGATTATGTCATGGAAATGAATGACAAAGGTGAGATGGTACATGTTAAGAAAAAGAAAAAAGTTGAATCTAAAAATATACAACTCGCTCTTTCTTATATGAAGAAGCAAGCAATCTTAGTTATTGAACACGAGTTTGATTTAAGATTTAAGAACTTTAAAAATTGTTGTGATGTAGAATCAGAGAGTTGGTTATATCAACTTGAAGAAGCTAGACGGTTTACCGAAGATGAGAACTCGAAGACTCCCTTTATAGATATCTTATGCATGACGAGAGGAATGCAGAAAGGAGAACTTGTAAAAAGAGTCCTCAAAAACCATGATAAATATCTTATAGATTACGCCTCATTATTAGGCAAATATCATGCAATACGTTCCCAGATCAGGAACTGTGACAATATGTGGGATATGAACATCTTGTACGAAGATTACTTGAATGTTGGAATGCCGATTAAGCAGGGTCAGAAGTTAGGACGTATTGATGAAAATCAAAAACGACTTGATGGAGAACTAGCTTATGGAACTTTCGGATTCTGAAAAGGGTTGGATAGAACATTCGTACAAACTAGAAGGTGGACAAACTAAATATCAAAACCAAAATTTTGTAGTTGGGACACAGATAACACCATTTAAAAAAGTACAGCAAGCATTGCTAGAACTACAGTCTAGAGACAACACTAGAGTGGAGTTACAGTATCGTCTTGACAAGAACGCTATTGATATTAAAAAACTCAATAGACAATTGAAACTGGCAACTGATCCTTTAGATAAGGAAATGGTTGAAGTTGAAATTGAGAAAGCTCACTACGATAGAACTATCTGGGAGCAAAAAGTTTTAGTATGTAAACGAGAGATTGCTAACTTTACAGGTCAGTTGGAAGAGATGGTAGACAAATCTAAAGGAGTAGAGTATTATCTAGATACCAATGAGGAGGAAGATAAGAAATACTGGATCAGTCGTATGGCAAAACAAGCTGCTTGCGATATGATTTCTTTTGGACACGTTGGCACTGGTAACATGGATTCTATTATGAATCTACCTCCTGATGATCAAGTCCAAGTCTTATCTGGAGCTGTACACCACTCTGCTCTTATTGGAGCAGGAGTAGAAAAGATGAGACAAGCAATGGGTGGATCTGTTGCTAACATCATGGAGGGTGGTAAATTTACTCCTCCACAAATAAATGGTTCTGAAATTACAACACCTGAGGAAACCACTCCTCAATTATCTGAAGTGAAACATGACATCCCCAAAGAAAAAATCCGTCTTCAGTCTTCCAATAAACCCAAAGATTGATTCTAGGTATGCTGAGGATGTATTCATACCTTGGTTGAAAAGACATAAAGAATATATTGTTGACTTATACTTCACGTGTAGGATGCCTCCTTTTAATCAGGATGCTATGGGTGATGTATTTCAAGGTGACCCAGTTCAATTGTTTTATAATGCATATGCTATTCATCAAGAGACTGGTATACCATTATCAGCAACGTTTAATAATATCTACGTAAGACCAGACTTAGAACATCTAGATTTGTTTGTCAAAAATTTTAGGCAACTATATGAAGCGGGTGTCAAGATAGTAACTATACCACATACTAGTTGGGTTGCTACAGGAATTTTACAAAAAGAATTTCCAGAGTTAAAGATAAAGAATACAATACTTAGAAATGTAAGTAGAGCAAATGAAGTTGTGTCTCTTGCGGAAGCAGGATTCCATTACATCAATTTAGATAGAGATTTGATGAGAGATAAGAATGCTCTATTAAAAATAAAAAAAGCAAAAGAATACTGTGCATCTATTGGCAAACCTGTAGAGTTATCCATTCTAACTAACGAGGGTTGTTGGGGTGGTTGTTCTATGATGGACGAACACTATCATTTCAATAGTACAAGAACAAAGGATACTCCACAATACTTTATGGATCCTATCAGTACAAACTCTTGTGCTAAGTGGGATATAGAAGATAACTCTCACGCACTGAAAGCAGCTAATTTACCTCCTTGGAAATCAGATTGGAATGAATTTTTGGATCTTGGTATTGATGTATTTAAAATGCATGGTAGAGAAAATGCTATGAAACTCAAAGAGTCCATGGATATAATTTCTGCTTGGGGTAATGAAAACATAGAAACAATGTTTCCAGAGTTTAATAAGTATATGGATGACCTTCTTGTAAAAGATAGTCCTATTGCTTTATGGAGAGAGAAGATAAAGACTTGTGGATTTGATTGTTGGGATTGTAACTACTGTGAAAATGTTGTTAATGCACATCTTAAAAAACAAGATAGACCTGTAGATATGGATGAGTATGTACAGAGAGTATTGAATGCTATAGATGACGGTATGCAAGAAAACTCTAACTTCAATCCTGATGGATTTGAACCGATGGGATTAACTTCTAATCGTGTTAGACATTTCCTTAACAGTCTATGTTCTCACGAGGATGCAGTATATCTAGAACTTGGAACTCATGTTGGAAGCACATTCTTTGCTGCAACTATGAATAATAATGTTAAATGTATTGGAGTAGATGACTTCTCAGAGTCCAATGTAAGACCCCTGACAGACCATATAAGGTGGACAGAGGTTGGGAACCCATATGATACTCTAGTAAACTATTGGGGAAAGTATGAGAATGGTAATGCAGCATTTGTCAAAGCATCTATTGATGAACTAACAGAAGAAGACTTTGATGGTGTTAAACCTAACATATTGTTTTATGATGCAAATCATGATATGATGGAACAGATGAACAACTTGAACCATGTTCTTCCATTCTTAGATGATCAGTTCATACTCGTAGTAGATGATGCCAACTTTGATGGTGTTGTTGAGAGTACAATTACTTTCACACAAGAGAACCAGTTAGAAATATTCTTTGAAAGAAGGATACTAAGTGGAGTCATAGAGAATCCTAATCACTGGTGGAATGGACTACACGTTCTTGTTTTACGTAAAGACAAATTGATTAAAGATTATTTTGGTAAAAACAGAAATGCATCTCAGTTAGAAACAGTATGAAAATAATTGATCCAAAGATATTAAATTCCCTACACCCAAAAGATTGGGAAGTAGAACAACTTCATATAGGTAAAGCAAAGAACAGAGTTATTAAGATAAAAAATTTCTTTGTTAACCCAGAGCAAGTTAGAGCATACGCTATGGCAGCAGATTACGTATCTACTGTCGGTGGTGAGT